GATTTCTGACCATTTGTTTAATCGTTCTGGCTGGAGTGTTACCGGCGCGGGCAATTTATCTCTTTCCGGGTCGCTTGATAGAGTGCGTATTACAAGTTTTAATGGCACTGACACCTTCGACGCTGGCTCCATCAACATCCTTTATGAGTGAGGAATAAAAAATGCCCGCAATCATCAACAGCGACAACGGAGTCGTATCCGGCTCCGCAGGTTTGAAGACCTCTGGTGCCAACGACGGCATTCTGGTTTTCCAGACCAGCGGGACGGAAACCGCCCGCATCAACACGGACAGCCAGATTGTTGCTGTTGCAGGGACTGCTTCTCTCCCAGCCCTGACGTTCACTGGTGACCTGAACACCGGCATCTACTCCTCCGGCGCAGACGCAGTAAATTTCGCAGAGGGCGGTGTTGGGTTTAGGGTGGGGTACAGAAACATCCCGCCGTCTGGCACCAGAACCGGCTCGTACACCCTGGTCACATCCGATGTGGGCAAATACGTTCAGATCGGCTCAGGCGGCTCCATCACCATCCCAACAGGCACATTTGCTGAGGGGGATGCGATCTCGCTTGCCAACAACACCACGGGCAACATCACGATCACCTGCTCTGCCCCGACCGCGTATATCGCCGGGACGAACACGATCAAGACCTCAATGACGCTTGCAACACGCGGCGTGGCAACGGTGCTGTTTATCTCCAGCAGCGTTTGTTTTGTTACCGGAAATGTGACCTGATCATGTCTGGCATCATGCTCATGGTTGTGGGGCGGGAGCCTGGATTATTCCAGTTCACCATCTCGTCAAACCAGACCAACGCCAACCTCCGCACCCTTGCAGTCAATGCTGGGTGGAACCAATCCTCGGCTGTTGAGGCCACGATTGGCAGCGGTGTTTACTGCTCCAGCGACAGTACCGGCACCCCAGGGCTTACGATCAACGGCTCTTTCCCCGGCGGCGTGAGCCTGATAAATGGTGGCTTCATCATTGGTAGAGGCGGCAACGGGGGTACTGGTGCTGGCTTCACCAATTCTGGCGCTGTAGGTGGTTCTGCTGGTTCTGCTGGTGGCCTTGCTTTGTCTGTTTCTTCTGCCGTCTCTATCACAAATAACGGCACAATTGGCGGTGGCGGCGGTGGTGGTGGCGGAGGCGCTTCTGGATATATTAACTATGGTGAAAAAGGGTCTTTGCTTGGTGGCATGGGAGGTGGCGGCGGGGGAGGCGGAAGATCAGGCGTTGCAGCAAACGCAAGTGGCGGTAGTGGCGGTGTAGCCAGCGGTTTAAATACAAATCTACCGGGCTCCCCAGGAGGCGCGGGGACATCTAGTGCTGCTGGTGGTGGCGGGTCCGGAGGTGTTTGGTCCGGATCAGTACGCGCAGGTAATGGCGGCTCTGGCGGTGGCTGGGGGTCTGGCGGAAGTTCTGGCGGTACTACTGTCAACATTCCTAATAGTGCTGGCCCTTACGGCGGCGGTTCAGCAGGCGGCGCAATCACCGGAAATTCAAATATCACATGGGTTGCCTTTGGCACCCGTCTTGGGAGTATCACATGAGCATTGAGTACACATACAACGTCATCGCCGTTGACCAAGCGGCGCATTCTATGGAGATTGTTTACACCTCCGCTGGCCGTCAAACCATGCACATTGGCACTCGGCTGCCTTATGTCGGTGAGACGCTGGAAGCAATCGTGCAGATGTACGCGCCCATCGCGTACTGGATTGAGCAAGATGAGCAAACCGTCGCGGTTGCCGTCGGTTCTTCCGGCACGATGAATAAGCCCGTGCCCATCACGCTTGAGATTGCGAAAGCAAACAAGATGGCCGAGCTTGCAAACGACAGGTGGAAAGCTGAAGTGGCGGGTGTTCAGATTTACAACGCAACGATCACAACCGATAGGGCCTCCCAGGCGGCACTGAACAATGCCAATCTGGCGCTGCAAAGCGGTGCCGTTCAGTCGGTAAGCTGGAAAGCGTTGAACGAAACATGGCTGGACTTGGACGCAACCGAGATGGCTGCTGTGGTTCAGGCCGTAACGGCGCACGTTGAAAATTGCTTCACTACGGAAAAACAACTGGTCTCCCTCGTGAAAGCCGCGACGACCATTGAAGCTGTTGAGGCGATTAAATGGCCGCAGTAAATGTTTATATGCCACTTGCAGACCAAAGGCTTGGTCTTGCGGCGTATAAGCCCACGCTCGACAGGCTGGGGATCGGGGTAACGCCTTTCAAAGACGGGGCAGATTCGGTTCTGCTTGTCTCCGATCACACGGCAGTCAGCGTGGGTGGGCACCCGGCATACATGCCGATGTCGTCACTGGAAAAAATCTTGAATCGTGATCGTCTGCACGAGACGGGTCTGGCCACGTTGCCCACGGTTGTCATTGAGAAGCCGGAAGACGCCCCCTCTGGAACGCTTGCAAAGCCCCGTAACTCCGCTACGGGCGGGTGGGTGCATCAGCCGCATCTTGGCTTTCCAGTGGAAGATTTGGACATCCATTTTTCTGTGGGAAGGTCTGGCGACATCCATGTGATAGCCGCCCAACGGCACAAGCATCTGGACACCAAGAAGCCTGCGGAACTGCGCATGGCAACGCCGGATGAGTATGTCGGCGTATGCGAGCAGATAACCGCCGCCTGCAAGCTGCTTAACATCACTGGCGGCCTGCACGACATTCAGTTCTTGTCCTACCAGGGCGCATGGTGCGCAATCGACTGGAACCCACGGGCCCCGCAGGTTTACACGCAAGGGCTGGCGAACAAGTACCCATGCCTGGATGCGGCCCTGGCTCACATGGTGGGCTTGCCCATCCCAGACGTAGCCCCAGCGGTGTTTGTCAATCGTTCGTACTGGGCTTCTCCAATCCCGAGAAGCAAGCGGCGACTGATTGAATCGTTTGGTCTGCTGCCTCGCACGGATGCAAAAAACAAGGACAGCGGCTTTATCCGGGTCAACGGCGTGGGTGCAACCGAAGCTGAAGTCAACGCAAAGTTTGACGCGATGGAGGCTGCACTGTGAAGCGGTTTCTGCTGGCGCTGGCCCTGATTTCGACCAATGTGTTTGCGTCGACACTGACCATCGTCACCACCTCTGGCCCAGGCTCCCTGTCGGATCAAGCGGCAAGGTTTCTACAGCCGCTGCTGGCCAAAGAGCTTGGGGTGGACGTAGTCGTGACAAACGCCCCAGGCGGGAACGGTGTCGTCGGGTTCCGGGCCTTCAACCAACTCAGCGGGGATCACATTCTGATCGGCAGCTTTGCCGTTCCGTTTGTGGCCAAAATGCTGCCGCAAAAAGACTTTGACCCCATCAGCGAGTTCGTGCCGGTTGTTGGGTTGACCCATGCACCGATGAACATCTTGGTGCCTGCCAAGTCTCCGGTCAAGGATGTAGCGGGGTTGGTGGCTCTTTCCAAGGCCAACAACGGCCTCAAGGGCGGTACTGCACACCCGTCGGCGAATGCGTCCATGCACATTTTGGACAAGACTATCGGCACCAGCACGCAGCAAATAAACTACAAGCAGATAACCCAACTGTACACAGACCTGTCGTCTGGCATTCTGGACTACGCATTCGGCGGCGCAACCAGTTCCGCTGCTGCCCTGGTTCAAAGTGGCCACTTGCGTTCGCTGGGGCGGCTTGATCAAACGGGTGTTCCTGATTTCTCGTGGACTGCTCTGTTCGTAAAGGCAGGCAATGAGAATGGCAAGGTCGCGCAAGCCGCAAAGAAAGTCGTGACCGCTGAGAATATGGCTGCCCTGCCGCAACCGTTTTTTAGGGCAGATGCTGCAACGCTTCGCGGTCAGTTGCTGCGCGAATACGCGCTTATACCGACCCCATGATCGACCAAGTGCTTTAAAAATGTTCTGGATTGCCGGTTTTACTGGCAAGGCAGCCCACCAGCCTCTGATGGTGGATTTTGGGAGATACGCTATGGGCAACAACAAAGAGCCCCAGACCGTAAGCATTGAAGGTAAGGAATACAGGCTGGACAACTTCACACAGGAGCAAAAGATGTTGCTTGATCATTGTGTGGACTTGGACAGAAAAATTGCTTCTTGTCAGTTTCAATTTGATCAACTTCGAGTCGGCAAGGATGCATTCCTGAAGATGCTCCAGCAGTCTCTGGAAGAGCAGCCTCAGTGAGGATTTGATGGAAACGCAGGCGATATTCAACGTGATTGTTGGAATCGCCGCCTTTTTTGGCGGCTGGGTCTTGAACAACATCACCAAGGCGATTGAACGCCTGGACAAAGATGTTCGGGAGATGCCGCACAACTACGTCTCAAAAGACGACTATCACCGCGACATCGACGAAATCAAGGACATCTGCAAGCAGATCTTCAACAAGCTCGATCACAAGATGGACAAGTGAGGAGTCGTCATGGCATGGTCTGATGTACTAAAGGCTGTAATCCCGATTGTGGTGGCTGCACTGGCTTGGCTTCTGGGACAGGTTGCATCCTTCTCCGAGCGCCTGACGAAGATTGAGGGGCAGATGCCTGCTCTCATCACCAAAGAAGGCATTCCTACCGACAGTCCGATCAGTTCCGAGCGCAGGGCCATACAGAAAGAACAGTTGATGCAGCACATCAACGAGTTGCAGGTAAAAGTGAGGCTTCTTGAAGAGCGCGAAAAACTCGGCAAGAAGTGAACGCATATGATCGACCCGATAAGCGCCCTTGCTGCAATATCGTCGGCGGTTGAGCTTGTCAAAAAGGTCGCCGCGACGGTCGATGACGTGACCTCGCTCGGGCCCGTGTTGGGCAAGTATTTTGATGCCAAAGCCGATGCGATTGAAGTAGTTCAACGATCACAGCAGGGTGAGTTTAAGGGTAGTGCATTGGGTAAGGCGCTTGAGCTGGAGCTTGCAGTGGAGCAGGCCAAGGAGTTCGAGAATCAGATCAAGATGCTGTTTTTCCAGGCGAATAAGATGGACGTCTGGGCCAGAATTGCAGCCAGGGCGCAGCGGATGGAAGCAGACGCAGCCCATGCGGCGAGGCGTAAAAAGGAAGCCGCAAAGAAACGGCAGCAGGAGTTGGATGAGTTGTTCGTTATTTTGATCGGCGCATTGGTTGTGCTCGTCGTGATCGGCGCAACTGTTTGGTTCATCATGGAAGCCACGGCACAAGGAAAATAGTATGTTGTCCCTTATCTCTACCCTCGGCGGCCTGCTTATTTCTGGCCTGCCCAAATTGCTTGAGTACTTCCAAAACAAGGCCGACCAAAAGCACGAGTTGGCTTTGGCCAGGATGCAGAACGAGCGTGAGTTGGCTCTGGCCGCCCAGGGGTACGCCGCCCAGCAGAAGATTGAAGAAATCCGCACCGATCAGGTCATGATGGAGACCGAGGCGCAGATGACCGAGGCCGCTCTCAAGCACGACGAAAAGGTTCTGGACAAGGCCCACAAGTGGGTCGCCTCCTACGTTGGAACTGTGCGCCCGACCGTGACGTACATTTTCGTGCTGGAGTTGGTGCTGATCAACCTGTTCCTGTGCTACTACCTGTACACAAACCCCGGAATGATCAAAAGCATGGACGACGTGCTGCGCTACTCGGACATCATCTTCAGCCCCGATGAAATGTCGATGTTGGGCGCAATCATCGGCTTTTGGTTTGGTACCCGCACCTGGGGCAAGAAGTGAAACTGAGCAAGGCCGGCGCTGATTTGATGCACAAGTACGAGGGGTACAGGAACCGCCCGTACCTGTGCCCGGCGCACATCTGGACAATTGGCTACGGTCATGTGCTGTATCAGGAGCAGATTCGCCTGCCGATGATGCGCACCGAAGACAAGCCAGCGCCGATGATTCGCAAAGAAATGCCGCTCAAACCGGAGGACAGCCGTGTCTGGACAAAGAAAGAAACCGACGACCTATTCTCAGCGGACGTCGCGTCTTTTGAACGTGGTGTTCTTCGACTTATTCCCAATTGTGCTGGCCATCAAGGCCGGTTTGACGCTTTGGTCAGTTTTGCATTCAATGTAGGCCTTGGGAATCTCCAGCGTTCGACCATCCGGATCAAGGCAAACCGAGGGGAGTGGGAAGCCGCGGCAGATGCCTTCTTGCTCTGGAACAAGGGTGGGGGTAAAGTGCTGCCAGGGCTGGACAAGCGCCGCAAAGACGAAAGGGCCCTTTTCCTATCATGAGCACGGCAAAGAAGACAGACCCGGCAAAATGGGACAGGATCGTCTCCCAGGTCAAAGCCAGCGGGAAAGGCGGCTCTCCTGGGCAATGGAGCGCCAGGAAGGCCCAGCTTGCCACGCAGAAGTACAAATCTTCTGGGGGGGGTTACAAAGGCCCCAAGAAGGCGGATAATTCGCTCTCACAGTGGACGAAAGAGGACTGGGGAACGAAGTCTGGAAAGCCGTCCACGCAGGGATCCCAAGCAACCGGCGAGCGGTATCTGCCCAAAAAGGCACGAGAGAAGTTAACACCTTCTGAATACGCGGCAACAACGCGAGCCAAAAGAGAAGGCATGCGACAGGGCAAGCAATTTGTCCCGCAGCCAGAATCTATCAAGAAGAAGGTGTGGTGATGACCGTAGCCGCAGTCATGACATACGACAGCTTGGTCGAGGACATCCAGTCGTATCTGGAGCGTACCGATCAGGCCACCCTTGACAAGATCCCCCAGTTCATCATGCTGGCGGAGCAGATTATTGCCGCCGATCTGAAGTTCCTTGGCAATCTGCAAGTGGTCACCAGCCAGATGGTGCAGGGCGAAAACGTGATCGCCAAGCCTGCAAGGTGGAGAAAAACTGTCTCCATGAACGTCACGGTCGACGGCAAGCGCCAGCCCGTGCTCATTCGCGCCTACGAGTACATCCGAGAGTATTGGCCGGACCCCGCTCAGGAGGCGGCCCCGAAGTTCTTCTGCGACTACGACTACGAGCACTGGCTGATCGGCCCGACGCCTGACGTTGCGTACAACTACGAGGTGCTGTACTACGAGCGCG